TCTATTTCTTCAGGCACATCAGCAGTAGACTTTAATAGTTCACTTATAACCTCTACTTATAAGCTTTATGTATTTCATGTTATAGGATTGTTTGATTCTGTTACTTCTGGTTCAAATGGTATTGGTATGAGGTTTTCAGCAGATAATGGTAGTTCAGTTGCTAGTAGTGGCTATAGAACACATAATCGTAGATATAATGAGGGTGGATATACTGATTATAGTATAAATGGTTCAACAATATCTGAAATGAGAATTACAGAAATGGTTGGTGTTTATCATGGTATGAGTACAGGAGAGGGTATTGATATGACAATAGAAGTTTATGACCCATTAGCTAGTAGACAAACAAGAATGAATTATAGAGGTGTTAGTATAGCAGATAGAAATACTGGATATGGAGATGAGTCAATAACTCATTGGATTGGAGCTTCATGCGAAGCAGAGCCTTCAGCAGTTAATTTTATTAGATTTTTACCAAGGTCAGGTACATTTGAAAGTGGAACAATAAAACTATATGGGATAAAAGCTTAATGGCAATATTGAGAGCAAATAATAATACTTTAACAAGTGTAACTGCCTTACCTAGTGGTGTAGGAGGTTCTTTAACCTTATTAGCAACAACCACTATATCAACTAGTACCGCGGCAGTTGAGTTTGATAGCATGAATACACGAGGTTATAAAGTTTATAAACTTTCAGTTGTTCAAGCTAGACCAGTTACAGATGATGTGAAACCTATGATAAGAGTTGCAGGAGCAGATGGGACAATAGATACAGGAAATATTTATAATAGAGCCGCAAAGGGTATTACTTCAACAGGGTCGGACATAGATAATGGGCAAGTTGCTGGAAGTTCTAGTGCTTTTTTAGTATTTGGTGGCTCTGTTAATGTTGGTAATGAAGCAGATGAGTCTTTTAGTTTTGAAATGTATATGATGGGTGCTGATGATTCAGCAACATTTACAACTTTTCATGCAACAGGAACTTCTGTGGGTTCTGATTACTGTACTTGTATCGTTAGTGGTTGTAATGTTTTTGAAGCGGCTATATCTACTAAACTACAATTTTCAATGAATTCTGGCAATATTGCGGCAGGAATATTTAAACTTTATGGAATAACATAAGTAAGGAGATAAATTATGGCAACACTTTATAAAATTGTTAATGGTGAAAGAATAGAACTTTCAGCAGAAGAAACCAAGGCTCGTGAGGCTGAAGAAAAGGCATGGGCTGACGGAGAAAAAGATAGAAATCTAGCACAAATAAGGTCTATTCGTCTTGGTATGCTACAAGAAACAGACTTTTATGGTATGTCAGATGTAACTATGAGTTCAGATATGAAAACTTATAGACAAGCATTAAGAGATATAACGAATGGCTTAGATACTGTTGAAAAAACTAGAACCAAACTTGAGCAAGATAGTGATGGTTCATATAAAAACTTTCCAACGAAACCTTAGATAAATGGATAGAAGAACAATACATGATGTTGCGGCGGAAATGGAAGCACACGAAAGAGAATGTGCTGTTTATCGTTCTTCTACACAACGTAGTTTAGACAACCTTGAGAGCCGTATTAAAAGATTAGAACTTTTGACAATGAGTAGTACAATATCTATATTAGCAGTAGGGCTAACTATAGTATTTAAGGTATTCTAATGATTGACCCAATTAGTGCATTTGCTGTTTTAAAAACTGCAACTAATGCAATACAAGAAGCAATTAAAGTAGGCAAGGATTTATCGCAGTTAGGTGGTCATGTACAAAAATGGGCTAATGCAGAAGCAAATATAGATGTTGCCGCCTCAAAAAAAGGCACGTTAGTAGGTAAAGTTTTTGGTAAGTTTTCAGCTACAGAACAAAATGCTATTGAAGCACATTTCCGTAAAGAAGAATTGCGCAGAATGAGAAAAGAAATGCGTGAAATCTTTTTATTGTATGGTTCGGCAGGTCAATGGGAACGATTACAAGCAGAGATAGCAGAGCATAGGGCAAGAAAAAAAGAACAATTACGTGAGATGGAACGCATAAAAAAACGTAATAGAGATATTATAATTGTTACAATTCTATTAATTATAGGTAGTATTGCAGGGTATAAGTATATTAATTTTTTATTAAAAGTTAAAGGATATATATAATGCAAATTAGTCAACATTTTTCACTTCGTGAACTAACCAAAAGTCAAATGGCAGAAAGATTAGGTATAGATAATACCCCTTCCCCAGAACATATAGTTAATCTTAGCCATTTGACTGAACATTTACTTGAACCACTTAGAACTTTAGTGCAAAAACCAATTGTAGTTACAAGTGGGTACAGATGTCCTGCATTAAGTGAAGCGATAGGTTCATCAGCCAAAAGCCAACATTGTGTAGGTAGTGCTGTTGATATTGAGGCATTTGGTACATCAACCTATGACCTTGCAGACCTTATTGTTACATCACTTGACTTTGACCAATGTATATTGGAGTGCTATACAGGAGAAACAAATAGTGGGTGGGTACACGTTTCCCTTGTTCAAGAAAATAATAGACAAGAAGTTTTGACCTATGATAAGGTCAATGGGTATAGAAAAGGACTGATTAAATGATAGGTGCATTACTAGGCCCAATAGGTTCTGTAGTTTCAACTTGGCTTGAAGGTCGCAATCAAAAGATAAAAGCCGAAACAGAAACGAAAGTAGCTATTGCAAAAAGTCGTGCAGAGATTGCCAAGAAACAGGCGGCAGGTGAGATAGACTTACAACAAAGTTTAACTGACCAAATGGGTGAATCATGGAAAGACGAATTCTGGACTCTTGTTATCGGTGGAATATTGATATGTTCATTTTTACCTTTCACACAAGATTCTGTTCGAGAAGGTTTTGAATTTTTAGAAAAGTCAACACCAGATTGGTTTACTCATATAATATTAATTTCTGTAAGTGCTTCTTATGGACTTCGTGTAGGTAAAGGTGCATTTGGTGTACTGCAGAACAAAATGGAGAAACGCAATGCCAAGAGGTAGACCTAGAAAAGATGGTTTAAAAATTGAGAAACCAGTTTATATAGACACAACGAAAACAAGTCCCAGTATATGGGCTAATATGCAAAGAAAAGAATATTGGCGAATGAAGTACAAATATATTACAAATCGCCCTGTACGCTCCGCTATAGTCGTTGTAGCTACTATTATGTTGCTATTATTTCTTTTCTAAACATTTTTGTCGAAAGGCAGTATAGCCAAAAAGAGATAAAGCAGGTCTTTGTGTAGGTGCAGAGATACCTTTGTAAACAAACTCGCAATTATATTTTTTATTATTGTCTAATGTTTGAGTTACAAAGTCTTGATTCTCTGGATTGATTACATTTAAAAATAAAAAGATTCCAAATAATATACTCATGTTAGTTCCTTTCTTGTTAATAGTTCAATAAATAAATTTATATCTAGGCACATAAGTGTAGTGCCGTGGTCTTTGTGAAGTGCTAATATATCTGCACCTCCTTTCCAACGCTCTAAAGTTTTAAAGCCTTCGCCATTTGCTCTTGCTTTTACTTCTACCGTCATTCTTGGTTCTCTTATTTCTATATCATGGGGAAAGTCTTGTATAGCACCAGACATAGGCTGTCTACGACATTCAATACCACCTTTGTTTAGTTCTTTGACAAGTTTTGCTTCGACTCTGTAGCCTTTACGCTTACTAAATTTTCCCATTAGCTACCACCAAGTTACGCCATTTGCCTTGTTCTTTAGAAAGATAACCTTTTTGTACAAGTTGCATACAAATTCTGTAAGCGTTTGCACCTGCAGAGTACCCACAACCCTGTGCAATTTCCTCATAGCTAGGGCTGTAGGTATTTTGTGCAATGAAGTTCCTTACGAACTTCAAAACCTTGAGTTCATTTTTAGTCATTAGTATGGTACCTCATCTTCAAATGTTCTGTATACTTTTTCTTCTGTTTTTTCTTCTGTATCAGATGGTAAATTTTGTTCATTAGATGTTATCATAGATACTTTTTTGGGTGCATTACCTCCAAGCATTACTAATCTACTTGTAAACTTTTCCATATGCACTTCTGCTTTTTCTTTTTGCACACCTTCGTGCTCAAAGGTACGATAAACTAACTTGCCTTTTACATACAATCTGTCCCCTTTTTTTACAAAGCGTTCTATTGTATCTGCTAGTCTTTCGTCCCAACAAACAATCTTATGCCATTGTGTATTATCAGGTGCATCTTTTCGTTTGTCTGTAGTTGCAAAAGTAAAGATAGCATACTTACCTCCGTTAGAAGTTGTTTTGATATCAGGGTCAATCCCGGTATTACCTATTAGTTGTACTTCATTAAGACTTGCCATTTGATATTCTCCTTTCTGCATCAATTACTGCAAAGTGTTCTTTTGTTTTTTCAATGTATTTATTGTTATCAAACAGACCAAGAAAGACATCTGCTGACATACCTAAATGGCTAAATGCTTTTGTCATAGCATCTGTCATTGCTTTCTTAGGTGCTTCATCATCAAGTCCACCATTTTTTTTATACAAAGATTGTACAGAAGATACTGGGCCATACTCATACCATTTGGTATCTAGTTTTGTAGGCATTGAGTACTTGATAGATACTTCTGCAAACACACATTTATCTGTGTAGGTATAGTTTACGTGATATGACCACCCTTGACCTACTGGGCCAAACAAATCGGTCATCATCATAATTTGATACATGGGGTCAATAGTAGTAAGAGGCTTACCACCAAACTTTGTAAATGGTTTAGTATATTTGGGATTAGTTCTACCTAATGTTTTCCAAATATCCATATTAGTTTTGGTTGTTTTTGTCATTTATTCTCCTTTCATTTTACGAATTGACAAATGGTTTGCCTTGTTTCGGGCTATTTGGAGGCCCGAACCAGAGGCAAACCTACAGTTATTAGGTACAATCTCTTTTAATTGTTTGCCTAAATTTTTATGTAAATCATGAGTGTCTTTTGTAGAACACCATTCTGTAGCTAGTGAAGTGAATTGATTGTTTTTCTTTTTGTCAAAGTCTATTGAAATCATATTATCTAATACAATAGATTTAGTATGTTTGTGTTCTTCCATATCTCGTGAAGGAATAATATCTGTATCTAACATCTTTTTGAACTTGTCAGTTTGTTTGATAAGTTCATTCATATATTTTTTATCTTTACTCACTTTGCAATATTGATATTCAAAGTTACCAAAGAATACAGATAAATAAATAAAGTCAATACCAGAGACAAGCATATAATGATGTAGTTGTGCATAGTATGTTTCAACAACTTTTTGTATATTGTTAGTATGGTAAGTATGCTTACATTCAAGTGGCACCCATTTTTTTGTAGAGGTTAGGCAAATGCCATCATAACTTGCATGACGCCAATCTGCTCTGTCTAGAAACTGTGCATCAGACCAACGATATGTAGATACTTCCATACCACTTTCATGTTCAAAAAATTTACGATTCATTGCTTCGGTTGCCTTACCTATACATACTGATACTTTCCATTCTAAGTCTTCTGGTTTTTGAAAACCTTTGATTTCATTGTAAAGATTGTACCAATCGCCTTTCATAATTCTAGTGGCATCACTACCACCGATAGTGTGTTTTCTTTTATACATGAGATTAACTCCTTTTATTGTTATTATATTGTAGTATTATACCGTTTTTGTCGCCATTGTGCAAACGACAAATAGGTTTGGTGAAAGTTTTGTAGCCACAGCTTGTGGCATTCAAAATCTGGCTCCATTACATCAAGAAATTCTTTAGGTAATGGAAGCCTTCGCCATTTTGCACTGGCAATAATTTTTTCTGTATTATATGTCAGTACAAATTCTGGGAAACGACTTAGTATTTTGATGTAAACACTTAGTCCAAGTTCATTAGGTACATTGCAACTGAAGGTTGATGCAATAGTTTCTAGTACCATACCAACTGTTTTAGTTGAGGCAGGTTGCATTACCTTGTACCATGTTTTGATTTTGTGTAAGACATCATCAAGATAGATTGATGCCGCATTACTGATAGCATCAGTTCTTTCTTTATGTCTTAAGTCGTATGTTAGTAACATTAGAGATTCGTTGACGTCTTTCTTGAACGCCCTCGGAACTGACGACCAAGTTGCTTTCCGTATTTTTTCGTGCATTGGCAAATTTGTGTGCTCGTCTGAGCCAATTTCTGAAGGAAGCGTGCCAATCGCTTTTAATTGCTCCAGTTGATTTGTAATAGTCAATAAAGATTTCTCGTTCTTGGTTATAGTCATAGTGTTCTCCGTAAGTTTTGGTTATCCAGTCTTTAGTGTATTGACAAGGTTGATACTCAATTGAGATGGTAGTCTTGCCGTGGAGAATAGTAAGCGTTGTACCTAATGCAACACACCAGTCTAAAAGCAGTTGGGCATTAGGTATTTTTTTGCCACATTCCCAAAGACTTACGGACGATTCCGCCACGCCTATCCTATCGGATAGTGCTCGGCTACAAAGCCGTAAGTCTTTTCGCACCTGTGCTAGTTCACGCACTAGCTCCTTGTAGTTCACTCGTTATCCTCACTTTCTATTTGCCCAACATACAAATATTTTGCATATTGAACTCGTTTTCCAAATTTATTTTTGTCATTGACAAGTTCTGTATTGATATAATGTTCTTTGCGTAGCTCAAAGATTATAGCACCAAGTCTAAACGAAGCATATAAATTTAATGCTTCCATTGGATTAATATGTCCATGCTCACGCAAATGATTTAAGACAGATTGTTTTTGACTCATTTGACTCTCCATATTCTCATAA